TAAAGACACGGTTAAAGAGAACATCTGGAGGCCGGTCCAGGAAGCTATCATTGGCAAGCAATCGACTACTGAGGCATACCGTCCTGAATACAACCAAGTTTACGAAGTTATCCACAGCCGGTTTGCCGGTCATCATGGGATCACGCTACCTTTGTGGCCTAGTAAGGAAAAAGGGTAAAAACATGGAAACTACTTTGCGCGTTTCGGTAAGTGAAGATCAAATAACGAAAGAAATATGCAGGGCTTTTGATTATCAGTTTAACGGAACAACAGAAACAAAGATCAGTGACTTCCATGTTAACAATGATTTTAGTATTGGATTGATTGTTGGATCATCAGGTAGTGGCAAATCTACCTTGCTTCAAAAGTTTGGCAATGAATCAAAGTTTGAATGGGATTCCCAAAAGTGCATAGCATCGCATTTTAAAACTGCTGATGAGGCGCAAAGCAGGTTGGCCGCAGTCGGCTTAAACAGCATACCTGCGTGGCTAAGGCCATATCACGCCCTATCAACTGGTGAAAAATATCGTGCTGATTTGGCAATGCAGTTAAAGTCTGGTGCTATTGTGGATGAATTTACCAGCGTAATAGACAGGCCAGTAGCAATGTCGTGCGCCAATGCAGTCAACCGATATGCAAAACAATATGGCTTGAGGAATGTAGTTTTTGCTTCATGCCATTACGACATTATTGATTGGTTACAGCCTGACTGGGTATACGATACATTGACACAAAAGTTGTCATACAGGGGGTCGGCTAGGCGACAGCAAATTGACTTGGAAATATTTCCTTGTGGGGTCGAGTCGTGGTCAATCTTCAGCAAGCATCACTATCTCACAGACGACATCAATAAAAGTGCAAAGCATTGGCTCTGCACTTGGGGATCAAATGTTGTTGGATTTGCCTCCGCAATAGCATACCCATCAGGCACTGTTAAAAATGCTTACAGGGGGCATAGAACAGTGGTACTTCCAGATTATCAAGGGTTAGGAATAGGCGTTAGGCTTAGTGATGCGGTTGCTGAAATACACAAGCAACAGGGTTTTAGATACTTCAGCAAAACAGCACATCCAAGAATGGGAGAGTACCGCAACAATTCTCCACTATGGAAACCAACAAGCAAAAATATGATTGAGCGCAATGACCCTGTTAACAATAATGTTAAATGGTTATCAAGAAAGGTATTTTCTTATTCGCATGAATATGTTGGCGGTCACCTTGTACACAATTAAGCAGGGCTTAAAATGAGAAAGTGCCGCCGACAGTCATGCAGGACACCACTGCCAACAACAAAGCTGTCAGACAAATGGCAGGCAAAAGGTTTTTGCACACTCGATTGCATGGCTGGTCACGGCATGGACAAGGCTACACAAACAAGAGAGCGTCAGCACAAGCAGGAAGCCAAGACCCGCAAGGATAAGATCAAGACCAAGACAGAATGGCTGACAGAGGCTCAGGCGGCGGTCAACGCATACGTGAGGATCAGGGATAGGGGAAAGCCTTGCGTCTCATGCGGCAAGCCAGACAACGGAACCCATCAAAGACACGCTTCTCATTATCGCAGTGTCGGAGCCTGTTCAAGCCTACGGTTCAACCTTAAAAACGTCTATGCAAGCTGCCAGCAGTGCAACACAAGCAAAAGCGGCAATTTACTGGAGTACAGGATAAGACTTAAAGCGCGTTACGGTGAATCACTGGTTGAATGGTTAGAGAGCCAGAACGAGCCAAAGCGGTTTGAAATAGAGTATTTGAAAAGATTAAAAGCACTGTTTAACAAAAAGACAAGAGTCATAAAAAAGCGCCAGCCATAAGCCAGCGCACTTTGATTACAGCAGCACCAGCATAAACATGCCAGCGCAAAGGATCAGAGTAGCAACGCAGCAGAGCATATCAATTTGTCGTGGTGTCATTTTTAATCTCCAGTGTTTTGTTAACGGCTTCTAGAAGAGCCTGGTTGATGTACTCAGTGCGAGATACCTCACACTTGTGAGCTGCTTTGGTAAGCTGCCTGAGCAAGCCATCAGGCATACGCAGGGATGTTGCTGTCATTGCTTTATCGTTCATGGTTTATCCTCAGAGTGTAGCCGTCCTTGGCCGCTGATTGTTATAATCGGACAGAAGCGCACTTGGCCGTTACAAGCCCCACTAGCTCAAGGATGTTGAGCTGGCGCGTGTCTAGCTGATTGCTGTACCCGTCTTTGGGTATTTCCAGCCCGATAAAAGCGGCAAGCACAACACATGCCGCCCTTTCGTTGGCCGTATTTTGAGCAATCTGTTCTTGCAATTCCTCCGCCTTTTTCTTGTAGTAATCAAACATATGCCTATCGCGCAGAATTGCAGCAACAAGCTCGGCTTTTGTCATCTTGTTTATTTCTGTTTCTGGCATTTTTGCCAGAGCTTGAAAATTTATCATCGTGTTGTCCTCCTCGGACGCTTTGGTTGATGGCCGTCCGTGGCCGGTTGGTTAGATTAGGTCTGAAACCGCTTCGATCACGATGCGCGTCAGGTCTGCCGTGCTAGTGCTGGTTGGGTGGACGAAGATCGAGTCAATCTTGTCGAACCCGTCATCACCGCCGAAGTAGACATAACCTTCTCCACGCACGACTTCAATGTCCAGTGCTGGGTAGGCGGCTTTGAGTGCTTTGTTGACTGCTGCGAAATTTGCCATTTTTTTATCCTCTGTGTTGATGGCCGTCCGTGGCCGTAGTTGGTTAGATGCGCTTGCGAATGCAGGAGCCAAGTTCTGCGGCTTTCTTGGCTGCGTCTGCTTTAGCTTCAGCAGATGTTGCGCCTTTGCCTATTACGATGTTTGCGTTGAAGGTCACTGCTTTGTATGTGTAGATCATGCTGTGTTGCTCCCGTTTGTGGCCGCTGGATGCCGCCGATGTGAGTAGAATAGCATGACTGTATTGCAGTGCAACACTTTATTTCAAATATTACACATTTATTTGGATAGTGGATTTAAGGCACAGATTAGTAGATACTTAAGAAGCCAGATTTATCCGACTGGTGGGCTGTTGTGTGTCAGCTCCTATTAGCCTCGTGAACATGCCGAGGCTTTTTTTAAACTTAAGCGAGGCAAGCATCATGCCAATGAAAAAGGGTTACGGAAAGAAAACGGTCAGCAAGAACATCAAGACAGAGATGGCCGCTGGCAAGCCACAGAAGCAGGCAGTAGCAATAGCCCTGAGCGTGGCAAAGAAGGCCAAGCCAAAAGCAGCGCGGTACGAGTAATGCCAGCAGGAAGACCTAGCAAATACACTGATGACATCTTGGTAAAGGCACAAGCCTATGTTGACGGTGGTTACCTACAGTGTGGTGATGTCATACCGCAAATGGCAGGGCTTGCCATTGAGTTAAAAATAACCAGAGAGACCGTGCATGACTGGGCAAACGACCCATCAAAGCCTGAATTTTCTTACATCGTTGCACAATGTCTCAGGGCGCAGGAAAGAAAACTGCTCAATGGCAGCTTAACTGGTGACCTAAACCCAACGATTGCCAAGCTGATACTGACCAAGCATGGTTACTCAGAGCGTATCCAGCAAGAGCTAACAGGCGCAGACGGTGGAGCCATCAAAACCGAGTGGACAGTGAGGGTTGTCGATGCCCGAAATGACACTGCCAAGTAAACTACTTCCGCTAATCAACAAGCCCAAGCGGTTCAAGATTCTCATAGGTGGAAGAGGCTCAGGCAAAAGCCAATCGGTTGGCGACATCTGTTTGATGGATGCCCAGACCAAGGGCATCAAGACAGCCTGCTTCCGCGAATACCAAGTGACGATGGATGACTCGGTACTCTCTCTTCTAAGCGGAGAGATTGAGCGTCTAGGGCTGCAAGGCTTCAACGTCCAGGCTAACGCAATACAGCATGGCGGTGAGGATGTATTTAAGTTCAGAGGACTGGCAAGGAACCCTGAAGGCATCAAGTCAATGTATGGCTTCAAGCGGTTCTGGGTTGAAGAGGCTCAGACCATTAGCTCTGACAGTCTCAAGGCTCTAACGCCAACCCTGCGGGTAGAAGACTCTGAAATATGGATGACTGCTAACCCGAGATCAATAGCCGACCCGTTTAGCCAAAGATTCATCAAGCCTTTCGAGAAGCAACTAAGGTCAGAAGGCTATTACGAAGATGATATGCACCTTATCATCTGGATAAACTTTAACGACAATCCATTCTTTCCGGCAGTGCTTGAGCAGGAAAGGGCATACGATCAGGCTAACCTGACGACAGCTTTATACAGGCACATCTGGCTTGGTGAGTTTTATGATGAGGTCGAGGACACCATCATCCCTGTTGACTGGTTTGAGTCGGCCATCGACTCCCATATCAAGCTGGGCTGGAAGGCAGATGGCGCAATCATTGCCAGTCACGATCCCAGTGACACTGGTGGCGACTCGAAGGGCTACGCAGTCAGACATGGCAACGTAGTCTTAAACGTCACTGAGAAGGTCACAGGCGAGTCTGCTGATGGCATGGACTGGGCTTTAGACCTAGCACTGCGCGACAGGGCTGACTACTTTGTCTGGGACTGTGACGGATTGGGTGTAAGTCTGAAGCGCCAGGTAGATGCTGCGCTAGAAAATAAAAAGATTGAATATGTGATGTACAAGGGATCAGAGGCTCCAGAAGACCCTGAAGCAGCATCGTTTGAGGGCGGCGCTCAACGATCAAAGTCTAACC